TCAGCCATTCTTGGCTGTCGCCATAGCGACTTTTGCCCCCGACAATCCGATGATTTTGCCCCCGGTCATGCGATCGGCCGCGCCACGGGCGACCATGAGGGCGCGCGTGCGCTTGCCGTAGTGCCGCACGATCTCGGGCGACATGCCGAGAATGGAGCCGACCTCGCTGTCGTTCAGACCCGTCTCGAGCAGGTAGCAGCACGCGTTCTTGCGCAGTCCGTGGAACGTGAAGGTTGCGCCTTCCTTGATCGTCTCGCGCGCGATCAGATCCTCCAACACTTCGCGCACTGGTTCCTTGTCCATCAGCTTGCGCAGGCGCTCTTGGATGGCGGCGGTTGTCTTGAACGGCGCTCCCGTGCGCTCGTATAGCAGCGTCACCGACTTTCTCGGCAGCTTGGCCAGCTCCTCGGTCCAGAGCGGATGCATCGGCACAGCGACGTCCTTCGTCACGCCGCCCTTGCGGACCTTCTCTTGGGTGAACTCCATGATCCCGGCCGTGATCCAGCCATATTGCATACGGATGCAATCGCCGATCCGCTGGCCGGAGCAGAGCCCCGTGATGATCGCCAGCCGGGTCATCGGTGTCGCTTCCTCTAGGCATACCCGCAGCAGGTCGACTGGCCACGGTTCATGCTCGCCCGTCTTTAGGACAGGGACTTCGTTGGCGGGGTTCTTGTCGATCAGGCCCAGCTTGATCGCGTGGCGCATCAGCGAGCCGAACACGCTGAGCCATACGTTGGCCTTGCCGGGCGTCTCGGCATAGGCGTCGCGCATCTTGTAGATCATGAACGGCCGGACGCCGGTAACGGTGCGATGGCCATGTTCGTCGATGATCAACTGAATGTAGCGGTCCTGATTTTCACGCGTACGTGCGCTCTTGGCCTGCCATTCGACCGAGCCGCGATAGTCCAGCGCTAACCAATGCAAGGTCCCGTGCTTCGGTCCGACCCGCGCGGGTGCCGTGCTTGAAAGCTGGCGATAAATTTCGTGGAACGTCGGATCATCGACAGCCGGCAGGCGATGATAAGTGTCTTTGCCCGCGATTTTACGACGGAAATAGAGCTGGCCCGAACCCGGTGGGCGCTCGGTCACATTTTTCACCGCAAATCGTCCCATGAAGTATCGCTGTCCTCGCTACGCGCCTGCGCGCGAGGCTGCTTGATGCTGAATTGCTTGGCAATGAGTCGATCGAGCTGTGCACGTGCCCAGAAGACGTTCGATCCCTCCTTCACTCCGATGTCACCGAAGCGGGTCAAGAACGTCGATTTCGACACGGACATATAGACGGCAGCGATATCGGCCGTCATCCGCGCTGGCCAGTCCGGCAGGCGCTGAAGGACCTCCGCTTTCACGATGCCGCCCTCCTTTGCTCCCAAAGGTTGTATTCGTGTGCGAGCCAGATATGCGGCCCCGACCCGGCAGCGACCGGCTGATGGTGCCACGCCAGCGCCTCCGCCAGTTCCGCCTGGACGCGCAGCTGGCGTTGGTCGGGGTTGTTGCGGGCCATCTGGCGCGCGCGATGGGCGATGACGGCCGTCTCCTCGCGCATCTCTTCCCATCCGCTGGCGAACGACCCCGACCAGTCGGACGGGTCTGGTAACGGGGCAGCGTCGATGACCAGGCGCCAGAGCTTCGCCACGCCAGTCATGATGCGCAGGCCGCGATCGGCCGCGTCCTGAGTCATCTTCTTCTCTTCGACTGCCTTGGGATAACCGGTCTCGCGCTGCTTCAGCAGATTAGCGGCCGTCGTCGCGATGCCCGCCAGATCGGCGCGGCGGGGCGGAAAACCGGCGTCGCTGACCAAGGTCATGGGGCCGGATCTCATGTCCGCCTCCGAAGGCGAGGGACGCGATGAGATGCGGCCTGGCGTGCATGACGCAAAGCAGCTTTCCCCGCGCGAGCGGCGGCGGGCTGAATGGTCCGAGCCACAATCGCCTCGACCGCTCGGTTCGTGAGCCAGCCGATGATCTGCATAGCGGGATCATCCGACATCATGCACCCACCAGATCGCGAAACAAAAGCGGTTGAACCGCGCCGCTGGGGTAGATTGCATCCATCCAAGCATCCGCGTGAGGCTCAGTTCCGTCCCATTTTTCAGGAAAAGTCTTGGCCTCGATCAGCTCGCGAATACGGGCTTCCTCCTCGTCGTTGATCAGATCGACGCGGGCGCGGCTCTGGATGTCGAGAATTCGGTCCAGTGCATGGCATCGCGCTTCCAGTGTCAACGGGCCCATCCGCTGCGGGTTCTTTGCAATCGAGCCATCCTTAAGTCGCTCGACACCACTCTTGCGGTGGCGTTGAGCAGGCAGACGCATCCACCGATAAAGCGGCTTGAGCTCGAGCAACGCGGAGAGATGCGCCCATTGCGGCATGGCGGACACGATCTCCAGCGCCGTATCCTTGTCCGTCAGGGGGCACGCAATGCAGCCGGTCCGCGCGGCAATATCCGCCGCGTCATCGCCGCCATAGGCATCTGCCATGATCGAGACGGGCCACTCGCCGTGGCCGGGCGCGAACGAAGCGCGACCGATCCAGTCCCACACATGGCATACCCGCCAGTGGAGGATGGGTGCCAACGTCGCGATCTTGCCGCGGACGCCCTTGGCGTCCGGCAGAATCTGCTGATACCAACCCTGTCCGCACTCCGCGCCGTCTTTTGAGCACGACATGACGATGCGGTCGTCGCGGATCGCGCTCTCGCCCTGGCGAACGCCGGTGATCATCAGCGCGGTGCCGTCGAGGTTCGACATAGCGGCAACCAAGGCTTCCGCCATCGGCTCAACCTTGATCTGTCGCGTACACCAGCGGAGCGTATTGTTGTTGGGAGGTGGTACGCCCCTTCCGAGGATGTAGACCATGAAGCGCTTGTCGAGCGGCGCGCGAACGACGTGCACGGTGATCCAGTTGCGCTGACGAAGGCGTTCCATCACCAACTCCGCTGCCCGCTGGATCGGCGGCAGCTCCTGCCGCGTATCCGCATAGAAGACATGAAGCCGGTCGGGTTGGGGAATGCGGCCGGTGTCGATCAGCCAAATGATGACCGTCAGCGTGGCGGTGCTGTCCTTACCGCCAGACCAAGCGATGGCGTAGTGGCCATGGCGGTCCCAATAGGCCAGCAGAGATTGCACGGTTAGCTCAATCGCTTCGTCCAGCACCATGAAATCGCCATCAGCGCCGTTGGCGAAGAGGTTTGGCACCGCCGACATCCGTCAATCCTCCCCACAACCGCGACCGACCAGCTCGCCCTGCGCGCCCCCGGTAAAGTCCTGCCAATGCTTCCAGCCGTTGGGGCAGTGGAAACCCCACTCTCGGACCTTGGGCCCGGTCATGAACAATGAGACCGCGCGCTCACCTGGGAGGATTTCCAGACGATGAGCGGCGGCCGCGCCGCGTTCACCGATCCAGCCGGCTTCTCGCAAGAAACTGCCGTCCGGCGTGTGCTCGACATACCGCCCGGCGAGCAGGTACGACGTGTTGGGCCACGGGTGATCGTGGAGCGCCCGATCGTCGTCGCTGCGCAGGATCTCGTGCAGATAGAGGTTGAGGCTCGCGTTGCGAGGAACGATCCACCAGCGCCGGAGGTAGGGCTTTTCTGGTTCACCAATCACGAAATCGGGCGCGCGGGACATTTGCGCGGCGGCCCATGCGGCCATCGCGTCGAGCGAAGCATAGCTCTGGAGCATCACGACCTCGGGGAAAATAGGGAGAGGATCGACCGCTGGCGATCGCCGGCCGGTTCGGGAGCAGGCGGCGCGGGCGCGACGCGGGCGGGGACGTTCGGGCCGTGCCACTGCTCGTCGTTCGTATCGAGAGCCCAGCCGCGTTCGTAGCCATGCTCCTTTGCCCAGGCGGTGAAGGTCGCGTTCAGCCGGTCGATCAGCTGTTGAGCCGCTTCCTCTTCCCACCAGAGCGGGCCGCTTTCCCCGTCGTCCCCGAGGTTCTGGCCATTGGCGGCGTCGAAGGCGTCCGCAATCGCGCCTTTCTCCTGCACCATGTCCATGTCGAAGATGGCGAGGTCGTGCTGCACCGGCCGGCCAGTGGCGGTCCAGAAGCCTTCGTCCGTTTTGGCGAGGGCGGCGGTTGCGGCGGCTTCACGACTGCCATGCGGCCCGAACCACGCCTCCGCGTCCTGCAACTCGCGGACCATGCTGTAGTAATAGGAATGGCCGGTGAAGCCACCATCGGGGATAGGCTCCAAGTCCAAGTCGCGACGGGCCACCGAAATCGAGATGAACGTGTGTCCGGCACCAAAGAGATGGACCAGTTGCGGAAGACCATCCGTCGTCAGGAACAGGGCGCCGCGCGGCAACATAAAACCCTTGCGGATGCGGCCTATCTCGCTCCCGTCAACGATATTGGTGCAGCCATAATGCTTGGCGAAGCGATCGGCGTGGAAGGTCTTGCCGGTCGCGGGCGGGCCATAGATGATGACGGCCATCAGATCCGTCCCGCCAGATAGGCGCGTGCTACCGCGAACAGGACGTAAAAGACGAGCGTATTGGCAACGAGCAGGATGAGTGTGAGCGTTCGATCGCGGCTGCGGCGTTCGCACGTCGCGGGCGGCGTGATGCCGCACGCGCGCCAGCGCTGAACAGTGGCAGCGATATCGCGCGAAGCCGGTGGCAGGATTGGCTGACCGATCGTCGCTGGCGGCTCGTGTCCCAGCCCGGTCATGAATTCGTAGAGCGAGGCGTCAGTGCCTTCGCCATCGTGATGATGCGGTTGGATGCGCATGGGGTGCTCCGGCGGGCGGAATGTCCGCGTCCCCCCTAAAATGCCATTTCGGCATCTTTCGTCAACGGTAAAGTTGCCATTATGGCATTTTGCGATTTAGCGTATTGATCCAGTTCTACATTTGTTCCAGCTTTGCCGGGTCAGGGTGAGTGGATCGATGGGTCGAATCGTTGTTCATTGGTATCGGGCAATGTGTTTTGGAAGGCCGATCGGGCCTTGGCGGCAGGGGATATCAGCGGCCCGCGCCGATCTCGTATCGGCTAAGCTCGGCTCTTACGAACCAGACGGTTTCTTCATCACGGTGCCGGGCGCTTTGCAGTGCCAGTCCGCCTGGATGGACTTCGACGAGGCGATCAGCGCTCGCGCATCAGTGACACAACGCGGCCTAGCACGGTGAAGGCCTGACCGTCGCCGATGAGGATCGTCGAATGGATGGGGTTCGTCGATCGCGGCACCAGGCGAAGGGGGTCAGCCTCGAATTGCTTGAACGTCGCCTCCCCATCGCCGTTGAGGACGACGAACAATCGACCGGGAAACAGCGCCTTGTCGTCCAAATCAACGACGACATAACCCCCGTCCTCTATCTCCAAATCCATGCTATCCCCCTGCACTTGCAGAACGATCGCGTTGGGTGATGCGGTTGCGGCCCGCACAGGCATATGACCCAAAGGCTGCTCGACGGCCTCCCGCCATGATCCTGCTGCGACTTGCCCGATGATCGGGAGCATCCGGACTTCACCGCCCTGTAACGGCGCGGTCCTGGCCTGACCTAGCCATGCTTCGATCTTGCGCATTTCGTCCAACTTGAAAGCGCGCTTGCCCGTCAGTCGCTTATTCACGGCGGTCGGGTCGATCCCGATCAGGTTCGCGAGGTCAGCCTGCGTGAACCCCCGTTCCTTCATCAGCTTGCGGATTTCAGCGTTTTCCATGCCAACACCGGTCGCGGAAAACATGCCGATATGGCAAATGCCGTTTTGGCATTTTCCATCTTGTGCATAAACTGCCATTTTGGCATGTTTGGCGACATGGACGCTTTCGCCAATGATCTGATCGACGCGCTCGGAGGTACGACCGCGACCGCCAACCTCGCTCACACGGGGGTTTCGACCGTGCACAATTGGCGGAGAAACGGTCTCTCCGCTTCTCGGCTCGATCACCTGCACCGCATTGCGCAAAGCCTGTCCCCTTCGGTCGATGTCGCCACGCTGGCGGAAAAGCACGGTGTTGTGCTCCCGTGTATCCAGCCGGAGCCGGCGCCGTCATCCGGAAAGATCGACAAAATTTCCGCCCCGGTGCTGGCATGAAGCCCGAGCATCTGAACCTCAAGTTTGCGGCTGGCGACCTGATCAAGGGCGTTGGTGGCGTCGAGTATGCGGCAACCGTCTGTCGTGTCGGCAAGAGCACGCTGTCGGATGCGCAGAACCCCGGCAAGCCCGACAACTTTCTCGCGATCGACGTCGTGTTCGATCTGGAGCCGCTCGCTCGTGAGCGCAGCGGATGGCCGCATGTCACGCGGGCGCTGTGCGCCGCGAACGGCGGCATGTTCGTGCCTTTGCCTGAAGCGCCGGTCACGCGCGAAGACCTGCTGATGCTCTTGGCGCGGAAGGCGCGTGAAAGTGGTGAGCTGACCGAGGCTGCCATCGCTTGCTGTTCGTCCGTCGATGACAATCCGGCCGAACGCCGGAGTGCAGCGGGGCGCGCGATCAAGGAACTGGATGAGGTGGTCGCGGTCGCGCTGGAGATGCGCGTCGCGCTGAAATCGATCGAGGGAGAGAATTGATGCGCAGCAAGCTGAGCCTAGGAACCCGCCCGCCGCATGAGGCGGCGCGCCGGATCGCGCAGTGGGTCATGACGCTGCCCGGTGGCGTTCAAGAGGCAGCCGACGCCCTCAATATGCCAGCCGATTGGGTCCAGCGCATGGTCGCGGACGAAATGGTGCCGGGCCTCGACGATGGCCTCCGGCTGCACAAGCTCATCGGCGTCACGGCCCGCATGTTCCGCGTGCCCGCGCGGGGCGGCTGGTTCGACCGCGTGCCTTTCGCGCAGGCGGGCTGATGCTGATGTCCGAGATCGCATGCGGGACTCCCGCCGCGTGCGACGGCGCGGGGGAGGTTCCTCTCCCCTCTCCCGCGCCGCTTATGATTGACGAAGTGCCCGGCATCGTCGCGCCGCGCGAGCGGATCGCGGCCTGGCTGACCATTGCGCAGGCGGGGGACGAGTTCGTCTATGCCAGCCGGATGATCCGTTTGCCCGCGAAATCGCCGGGTGCAGAGGTCGTGCGGGGACTGGTTCGGAACGGCATGGTGTTCGCCTATCAGCGACCCATCCCCGGCCGGTCGGAGCGGAATTATTGCATCAAGCGGTCGAGCAAGCCGTTGACCCCGCCCGCGCCCGTGCGACCACGTCTGAGTGCGGTGGTCGAGAGCATTGCGGACGACGAGGTCGACACGGTCAACGCGGTGATGGCGCAGCTGTCCCGCGCGGCGCGGTTCCGGCTCCCCTGCCCCACCGATGCGCAGATCGCGCGGCGGGCGGGGATCGCGGCGGACCGGGTGCCGGAGATTCTGCAGATGATGACGGCTGCGGCGATGATCCGGGTCCATGCGGCCCCGGCCCCGACGCTCCGCTTCGTGACGATCGTGGATACTAATGAGCGAACAGGGGTAGCTGTATGAAGGTCGAGGTAGAACGCGACGCGCTGATGGGCGCGGTCCGCGCGGTGATCGATGTGGTTGAGGCGCGGACGACGATCCCCGTGCTGTCGAACATGCTGGTCGAGGTCGAAGGCGGTTCGCTGACGCTGACCGGCACCGATCTGGATCTGCAGGTCAGCGCGACGGTTCCGGCGGCTGGCGAGATGAAGACGACGGTCGATGCGCGCAAGTTGCAGGCGGCAGTCGATTCTCTTTTCAAGGGCAAGGTGTCTATCGCGCCGATCGACGGCCGGGCGGCGGTGACGCTGAAGGCGGGTCGCGGGCAGCGCATCCTGCCGACGCTATCAGCTGCGGATTTTCCGAAGCGGGCAGCTATCACCGATGCGCGGACCTTCTCCATTCCGGCAGCCGACCTGTCGCGTATTTTGGACACGGCGTCGGTGGCGATGTCGACCGACGAGACGCGGTTCTATCTGAACGGCATTTATATTCATCCGTGGGAAGGCCGCCTGCGCGGTGCCGCGACGGATGGTCATCGGCTTGTGCGGGTCGAGGTCGCCCTGCCCGCTGGAGCCGAGATGATCGAGGGCGTCATCCTGCCCCGCAAGGCCGTCGGCCATCTGCGCAAGCTGCTGGCCAAGCATGATGGGCCGGTCGGAATCGAGACGACAACGGCGGCGATGGCGTTCCAGATCGGCAATGTCAGGGTCCTGACTAAGCTGATTGATGGGACCTTCCCCGACTATAACCGGATCATTCCCGAGCATGCGAGCCGTGGCTTCACCTGTCGGCCCGCCGTGGTGTCCGAGACGGTCAGCGCCGTCACGGCCGTCACCGCGCCGGAAGGCGAGAAGATGAAAGTGCGGTCCGTCGTCCTGGCGATCGCTAACGCACCGAACGAAAGCGAGGCGCGCGCCAAGGATCAGACCGGCACCAGCGCGAATGAGGCTTTCGATGTCGAGCCCGTCGGAGAACCGATCCAGTTCGGGGTGAACCGGGATTATCTGCGGTCGCTGGTGGCGCTGTTCCGGGAGAACGGGGCGCTGACGCTCGATATTCGCGATCCGGCCTGCCCGATGAAGCTGACCGGTGAGCACGATCCCGACCTGGTCGCGATCGTCATGCCGATGCGCGTTTGAAGGAGGTCGATATGCGTACCTATGATTTCGATAACGATTTCAGCCCACGCGAACTGGCGGAAGCGCTGCGCGACGCAGGCTTCCCGCGCGATGCGACGCTCAGTGCGATCATCAACGGGTCGATCGAGGATGTTGATCATGAGGTGAACCTGACCTTCACGCTGGGTGAAGATGAGATGATCGACGATTTGCACGATGACGCGATCATCGAGGCTTATCGTGACCTGGCGGACGATGCCACGTCGGCACGGGATATCGAGGACGGCCTGGCCTACGCACTGAAGGGCGACAAGGCGATGTCGCGGGCCATGTTCGCGCGCGTGTTCGAGGGGGGCAACCTCCAGGCGGTCGAGCGGGCGCTGTCATGAGTGCGGACGCCTATTCCGACTTCCTCAAGGCCAAGGTCGCATCGGCCGTCCCGATGGGCCTGCCATGCGCGCCGGAGGATATCCGGTCGCATCGTGTCGACGGCCATCCGATCCGCGACCATCAGCGGGCCTGTGTCCGCTGGGGCGTCGAGGGCGGGCGGCGTGCCTATTTCCTGGCCTTCGGTCTGGGCAAGTCGACGGTGCAGGTCGAAACTGGCCGGATCGTGCTGGCCAAGCTGGCGGAGGATCCGGAGCGCGTGGCGCCCTTCGAGCCGATCGGGTTGATCGTCGGGCCGCTGGGTTGCCGGTCGGACATGATCGCCGATGCCGCGCAACTGGCGGTCGACCTGCGGTTCGTTCGCGACATGGACCAGCTATGGGCGGCCTATGCCGAGGGCGTTCGCATGTTCCTGACCAATTTCGAGACGGTGCGGGAGGGCAAGCTGGACGTCAGCGTGTTCAGCTTCGCATCGATCGACGAGGCGGCGGCTCTGCGCGATTACGGGTCGGAGACGTTCCAGACGTTTCTCCCGCTCTTCGAGCCGGTGCCGTATCGCTATGTCGCGACGGCGATGCCCGCCCCCAACCGGTATAAAGAGCTGATCCATTATGCGGCGTTCCTGGGGATCATGGACAGCGGGCAGGCGCTGACCCGGTTCTTCCAGCGCAATTCGACCAAGGCGGGCGACCTGACCCTCTATCCGCACAAGGAGGAGGAGTTCTGGTTGTGGGTGAACAGCTGGGCGGTATTCCTCCAGAAGCCCAGCGACCTGGGCTTTTCGGATGAGGGCTATGCGCTCCCTGAGCTCGTATTCCGTACGCATATGGTGGCGGCCGATATTGCGGCGGCCGGTGAGGATCGGGACGGGCAGCAGCGGCTGTTGAAGACCGCAGCGGCGGGCGTGGTCGAGACGGCGCGCGAGGCGCGCGACACGATCGCGGCGCGGTGCGGCAAGGTGGCGGAGATCGTAACGGCGGCGCCGGATGATCACTTCATCCTGTGGCATGATCTTGAGGACGAGCGGCGGGCGCTGCGCGATGCGCTGGGCAATCCGGCCGGTCTGGTCGAGGTGTTCGGGTCGCAGAAGCTGGAGCGGAACGAGGCGCTGGCGGACGGGTTCGCGGCGGGCGAGCATCGCCTGTTGTCCGCCAAGCCGTCGATGCTGGGGGCCGGGCGGAATTTCCAGCATCACTGCCACCGTGCGACGATCTTTCCGACGTACAAGTTCCACGACTTCCTCCAGGCGCTTCACCGCATCTATCGGTTCATGCAGCGCCATGAGGTCGTGATCGATCTGGTCTATGCGGAAACGCAAGCCGAGCAGCTGCGCGAGCTGATGCGCAAATGGGACGATCACAAGGCGATGGTCGAGCGGATGTCGGAGATCATCCGCCGCTATGGCCTGCGGCACGACGCGGCGGTCCAGATGACGCGGACGATGGGCGTCGAGCGGGTGGTCGCGCAGAGCGAGGAGCCGGGGGAGCCGGTGTGGACGGCCGTCAATAACGACTGCGTCGCGGAGACGCGGGCGATGCCGGACAATTCGGTCGACTTGATCGTCACCTCGATACCGTTCGGTAACCATTATGAATATTCCGCCCGATATGAGGATTTCGGTCATACCGACGACAACCAGCATTTCTTCGGGCAGATGGACTATCTGACGCCCGAACTGCTGCGCGTCCTCCGGCCCGGCCGCCTGGCGTTCATCCATGTGAAGGACCGTATCCGGTTCGCGGCGGTCACCGGCCTGGCGCGGCCCACGGTCGATCCCTTCCATGCCGATACCATCGCGCATTTCATGCGGCACGGCTTCGCCTATTGCGGGATGCGCTTCATCTCGACCGACGTCGTGCGGGAGAACAACCAGACCTATCGGCTGACCTATAAGGAATTGAAGCGCGACAGCACCAAGATGGGCTGTGGCAGCCCCGAGTTCCTGCTGTGCTTCTACAAGCTGCCGACCGACCGGTCCAAGGGCTATGCCGATGTGCCGGTCATGCATGTCGAGGAAGAGTATAGCCTCGCGCGGTGGCAGGTCGATGCCGACAGCCTGTGGCGGTCGTCGGGCAACCGGCCGGTGCGCCCGGACGAGCTGGGCGTGATGCCGCCCGGCGCGCTGGCCAAGGCATTTCCCGCCTGGTCGGTGCAGGACGTGTACGATCACGAGGAGCATGTCGCGATCGCGGAGGCGCTGGCGGCGCGTAACGAGCTGCCCCGCACCTTCGCGGTCATGCAGCCCGCCTCGATGCGGACCGATGTATGGACCGATATCGCGCGCATGCAGACGCTGAATGGCGAGCAGACGCGGCGTGGCCTCGAGAATCATATCTGCCCGCTGCAATTCGACATCGTCGACCGGGCGATCCGCCTGGGCAGCAATCCGGGTGAGCTGGTCTATGACCCGTTCGGGGGACTGATGACGGTGCCCGTTCGCGCGATGCGGCTCGGGCGGCGCGGCCTGGGATGCGAGCTCAACCCGCAATATTGGCGCGATGGCGTCCGCTATTGCCGGGAGACGGAAGCCGAGCGCTCGACGCCCACGCTGTTCGACCTGCTAGGGTTGAACGAGGCGGTGCCGGCATGAAGATTAAGCTGGAGCATCAGGTTCTGACGGCGGTGGGTGCGATACTCGGCTCGGTCGATCGCATGTCGCTGGACGATGTGTTCGAGCAGCTACCGCCGCACCTGAAGGCCGCGAACCCGAGCATGAAGTCGATCACGAAAGCGATCGTGCATGCGGGGTTCGTCGGCAAACAGGCCGGCGGCGGCTCGGTCGTCTATGTCCGGTCCGATGTGCCCACCGAGCCCGGCGCCGATCACAACGGCTGCGAGGAGGGATCGGTCACAGCCGACGAAATGCGGCTGTTGCTGGAGCGCGCGGAGCGGCTCGAGGAAGAGAAGAAGGGCATCGCCGATGACATCAAGGATGTGTGGAAAGAGGCCAAAGCGCGTGGATTTGATGCTCCGGCCCTGAAAGACATCATGAAGATGCGCGGCAAGAAGAAGGAGGATGTCGTTGCCAAGCAGGCGATCCTCGACACGTACATGAGAGAATTGGGGATGATGGCATGAGCGGCAGCGTCAACAAGGTCATTCTGGTTGGCAACCTCGGGCGCGATCCGGAGAGCCGTTCCTTTCAGAACGGCGGCAAGGTGGTCGAATTGCGTATCGCCACGTCGGAAAGCTGGAAGGATCGCAACAGCGGAGAGCGCAAGGAAAAGACCGAGTGGCATACGGTCAAGATCTTCAACGAGGGTCTCGCGAATGTCGCGGAGCGTTATCTGCGCAAGGGCTCCAAGGTCTACCTGGAAGGCATGCTGACCACGCGGAAGTGGCAGGATCAGCAGGGCAATGACCGCTATTCGACCGAGGTTACGCTCCAAGGCTTCAATTCGGTGCTGACCATGCTGGACGGCCCTGGTCAGTCCAATGGCGATGATCAAGGATCGGCACGTGGCTCCGGGGGCGGCCCTTCGGGGCAGAGCCGGCGCGCCTCCGCGTTCACTGACGATCTGGACGACGACGTTCCCTTCTGACGTTCGCGCGCTGACGCGCCCCCGATGGCAGGCCGGGTCATGCCTGCCCAATCATAGATACGCTCCGGGGGCTTGTTTCCGATGGCATCGAATATTTCCACGTCGTCTCTGCTGGAGGCGGCGCTTGATTACGCGCGTCGGGGGTGGCCGGTCTTCCCCTGCGATCCGCGCACGAAGCGGCCCTATCTTGCGATGGACCGCGACGATGAGGGTAAGCCGATCAAGGGCACGGGCGGCGTCACCAAGGCGACGACCGACGAAGATCAGATTCGCGCATGGTGGCGCAAATGGCCGCGCGCGATGATCGGCGTGGCGGTCGGCCGGGCAGGCCTGATCGTCATCGATTTCGATCCTGGCGTCTATGACGTCATCGATCGCAGGACCAAGGAGATCACCGGTCAGGAGGAGTGGACGCTCGAGCAGCTGAAGGATGCGCTTGCCGAGCGCATGGAAGGCGAGATGCTGCCCGCCACGCTGACCTCGGTGACGCGGTCGGGAGGTGAACATCAGTGGTTCAAGATGCCGGCCGGGGAGCCGATCGGCAATACCGGCAGCCTGCCCAACCATATCGACGTGCGTGGGCTAGGCGGTTACGTGATCGCGCCCCCGAGCCATTTCGAGGGCAATGACGATGATGCGCCTGGCGACTATCGGTGGTTGATCGATGGTGATGCCGGCCGGATCGCGGAGTGTCCCGATGCGCTGGTCGCGATCATGCGGGCGCCGCCACCCCGCAATACGGTCGACGATGCCGAACCTGCGGCGGTCGCCACACGGTTCGCGGTCGACCTCGACGCGTCCACACGCCGCTACGCGATGCATGCGCTGGATGCCGAGCTGCAGGAGCTGGCATCCACACCGAGGTCCGGCGGCCGACATGGCGGCCGGAACATGGGCGCCTATTGGGCCGCCTACAACCTGGGCCAGTTCGTGGGTGCCGGCGCGCTATCCGAGACGCTGGTCAAGCAATCCCTGCTCGATGTCATCCGGACCTTCGATCCGACCGCCTATGAAAAGCATAAGGATGCGGTGGAGAACGGCCTCGCCAACGGGATCGCAAAGCCTCGCGACCTCAGCGCCGTAGGCGCTCAAAAGACGCGCGGCCGCGATAGCGGCCGGTCATCATCCTCTTCGGTCTATCCCCCGGCCGCCCCTCCAGAGGCTTACGCCGATGATTTCGACCGCCCCGGACCCCGCGAGGAGGAGGACAGCGAAGCCTCCTTCCATATTGGAACCGTCGCTATTCCAGCCCTTCCGGGGGGCGTGGGGGACAGGATCGCGCCGGAGGCAAACCCGGAGGTCGACCGGCGGTGCGCATTCTTCTCGCTGACCGATTTGGGCAATGCCGAGCGGTTTCGGGCGCGGCATGGATGGCGTTTTCGTTTCTGCAACGAACTTGGTTGGTTCGTTTGGGACGGGCGGCGATGGGAACTGCTGTCCGAGGAAAAGGACAAGGTGCCCGGTAAGGTCAGCTTGGCGGTGTTCGATACGGTGCGCGCGATCCGCAACGAGGCGGACCTGGTCGAGGCCAGCGGGTTGCGCGAGGACGTTCCGGCCGATGCGTCGGATGATGAGAAGGCGGCCGCGCTGGATCACATCGTCGGGTGGCGGGGATCGGGCGATAACAAGGTGCCGGTCTTCTATTCGGAGACGCTGCGGGCGCATGCCAAATCGTCCGAGGGAGCCAGTCGCCTGGGCTGCATCGCCGGGCTGGTGAAGTCGTTCGATGACGTCGCGATCCGCGCCGATGCGATGGACGCCGATCGCATGGCCATCAACGTGTTGAACGGAACCCTGCGGATCGTCGCCAAGCCCGGCGGCAACGAGCCGGTGATTCAGCGCTTCGATCATAATCCGGCCGATCTGATCAGCAAGATCGCGAACGTCGTCTATGATCCGGCCGCCCCGTGCGAGGCATTCGATGGCTTCCTGTTGACCGTGCAACCGGATGAGGCGACGCGGCGGTTTCTCGGTCAGTGGCACGGCCTGTCGCTGACGGGCGATATCAGCGAGCAGAAACTGGCCTTCTACCATGGCAAAGGCCGTAACGGTAAATCGACGATGGTCGATGCTTGCAGCGAGGTTGCGGGCGATTATGGCGGTTCCGTCGCGATCGAGACGTTCCTCGATCAGGGGCGCGGGCGCAAGGGTGGCGAGGCCACTCCGGACCTCGCGCGGTTGCCGGGCATCCGCTTCCTCCGGACCTCCGAGCCTGAGAAGGGTGCGAAACTGGCGGAGGCCCTGATCAAGCTGATCACCGGTGGCGAGCTGATCGACGCGCGCCATCTGAACAAAGGGTTCTTCTCCTTCCTGCCCAGCTTCAAGGTGACGATTTCGGGCAACCACAAGCCCAAGATCACGGGCCATGACGATGGCATATGGCGGCGCGTGATGCTGGTGCCCTGGGACGTCCAGATCGCGAAAGAGGATATCGATCGCCAGCTGCCCGAAAAACTGCGCAAGGAAAAGTCCGGCATCCTCAATTGGATGCTGAAGGGGCTGATCGACTGGCGCATGAACGGGCTGGTCGAGCCGGAGAGCGTGCTGGCGGCAACCGCGAAGTATCGAGAGCAGAGCGATCAGCTCGGTCGCTTCCTTGACGAATGCACAAAGCCTGTAGAGGGTGCGCGCTCCAAATCGTCGGTGCTCTTCGCGCTCTTCACCGCCTGGGCCAAGGCGACGGGCGCCGGGGAGTGGCAGCCTCAAGGCTTTTCCAAGGCCATGGAAGATCGCGGTTTCGAGAAGAAGACCTCGAACGGCGTCCAGTGGCTCGACATCGAGATGATCAAGGATGTGGGCGATTTCGCTGACGCATCCGGGGACGAGGGTGACGGCGGATATGCCGGATATCCCGGACCCTATGGTGACGATGTCCCGCTGTAG